GCCTACATCGCAAAGCAGGGAGGCTGATCCATGGCGATGAACATGGATGCGATGCTGCGCATCCGGGCCGATGTAGATGGCCAGAACAAGATCGTCGCGCTAAACCGCGGCTTGCAGTCTGTCGGCACTACTGCCGCTGGGGTCACCACCGCTATGCGCGGCATGACAGGCGCCGCTGCCGGGCTGTCAGGTGCGCTGGGCACCCTCGCCCCGCTACTCAGCGCGGCGGGCTTGGTGGGCATGGTGAAGGGCACGCTGGACGCTGCTGACAACATGAACGATTTGGCGCAGTCCACGGGCGTGTCTGTTGAGGCTTTGAGCCGCTTCAACAAGGCCGCAGCGGTGAGCGGCACCAACCTTGAAGGCGTCAGCAAGGGCCTGGTCAAGCTGAATAAGGCGATGGTGGATGCCGCAACAGGCGGCAAGGCATCGTCTGCCACCTTCCAGGCACTTGGCATCAGCGTGAAGAACGCTGACGGCTCGCTGAAGTCGGCCGATCGCGTGATGCTGGAGGTGGCCAACCGCTTCAAGGCAATGCCTGACGGTGCGGCCAAGACGGCGCTAGCACTGCGGCTGTTTGGCAAATCCGGTGCAGAGCTGGTGCCGCTGCTCAACATGGGCGGCGATGCCATCGACAAGATGAGCACCAAGATGACCACAGCCTTCGCGCAGAAGGCGGATGAATACAACGACAAGCTGGCCGTGCTTGGCGGCAAGGTGCGCGCGCTTGGAATGGATCTGACCATCGCGCTACTTCCTGCGCTGGAGCAGATCACCGATGCATTCACGGTGGCAGTGACAGCGTTCAACCAAATGCCGGGACCGCTGAAGGCTGCAGCTGTGGGCGCTGCCACTCTGGCAATCGCGTGGGGGCCGCTGACCGGCCTGCTCGGCGGCAGCTTGAAGCTGTTCGCCTCTGTGGCCAACGGCCTCGAGATCCTGCGTTACCAGACGGCGCTGGCTGGCGGCGTGGTGCCGCTGCTGACCGGAAGCCTCCAAGGTCTAAGCGCGGCGATCCTTGCTATCCCCGGCTGGGGCTGGGCGTTGGCTGGCGTGGCTGCGCTGGGGCTGCTCGGCAAGGCGCTCTACGACAACAATGAGGGGTTTAGGAGCTGGGTTAACAACGTCGGCACGATCATCGCCAGCGACTTCCAGAACGCCATGAAGAACATGGTTGAGCTGGGCTCTGCTGCTGCTCGTCGTGTCAGCCAAGCGTGGGATTGGCTCAAGGGCATGACCAGCAACGCTGCAACGGCGATCGGCAACGCCTTCAGCGGGCCGTTCGGGTTTATCGCCAGTGCAGCCCAGCAGGTTTTTGGCACTGTGCAGCGGGCGATCGCGCAGCTGTGGAACTCCATCCCTGCCCCGATCCGCAAGGCTTTGGGTCAAGCCGGGCAGATGGCGATCAACGCCACCCCAGCCGGCTACCTCGCCAACGTCGGCATCCGCGCCTTCCAGATGGGGCCGCAGCAGACCGTCAACCGAGCCGGTAAGGGCATTTTGCAGGGCGGTGGCGGTGGTGGGTTCACCCCTGACCTGAGCGCGCTTGAGGGCGGCGCTGGTGGTGGCACCAAGAAGGCAAAAGATGCAGCGGACAAGGCGAGGCAAGCCCGCGAGGCGCTACTCGCATCGAAGAACGCGCTGGATCAAGCAAGGGCTGAGCTGGCGCTGGCACGTGAGCTGGACCCGATCAGAAAAATCGAGCTGGAGTATGAGGAGAAGCGCCGGGTGGTGCGCGCAGCTGCTTCTCAGGAGTTGAGCAAGGCGCTGACCATTGAGGAACAGGCAAACATTCAGCGCACCCGCGCGATCGACCTGCAGCGCATCGGCGTGGAGGAAACCAGCGCGCTGAAGGAGAAGTACAAAGAACTGGGCGACGCAGCCTATGAGGCTGCAATGAAGACAGCGGAATGGAGCACTGCAACAGAGCTAGCCGGCGGCGCTTTGCTGGGCCTCCGCGACGGCATTAGCTCCTATCTGGAAGGCATCGGCAGCCTGAGCGAGAACATCAGCAACATCGCGCTGAACGCTTTCAAGGGGCTGGAGGATGCGATCGTGAGCCTGACGATGACGGGCAAGTTCAACTTTAAGGACTTCGCGCTGTCGGTAATTGAGGATCTGACCCGGATGGTGACGCGGATGCTGATCATTGCGCCAATCCTGCAGTTCATCCAAAGCCTGATTCCAGGCGGTGGTGCGCTCAGTGGCACCAAGGCGCTATCAACCACCAAGCTGGTTCCTGGTGGCATCTTTGCCAACGGCGGCACCTTCGCGAACGGCATCCAGCCGTTCGCCTCTGGTGGCATCGTCAACAGCCCGACGCTGTTCAAGTTCGCCAACGGCGGTGCAATGCGGAACGGTCTCATGGGTGAGGCTGGCCCTGAGGCGATCATCCCCTTGAAGCGTGGTCGTGATGGCAAGCTCGGCGTGGCAGGTGGTGGCGGCACCAGCGTGGTGGTCAACGTGGACGCCAAGGGCACCAGCGTGCAGGGCAGCAACTCTGATGGTGCCCAGCTGGGGCGTGCCATTGCAGCTGCAGTGCAGGCAGAATTGGTGAAGCAGAAACGGCCCGGCGGCCTCTTGGCGGCGTAAACCATGGCAGCCACAACATTCACTTGGACCCCTAGCTATCCGGCCACACAGGTCAGCCAGCCGAATGTGCGCACCGTCAAGTTTGGCGACGGTTACGAGCAGCGCATCCGCTATGGCCTGCGCACTGATTTCAAGGTTTGGAATCTCAGCTTTGATAACCGCGACGACGCCGAGCGCGCGTTGATCCTGACGTTTTTGACGGATCGCGGCGGTGTCGAGCAGTTCAACTGGACAACGCCACACGGCGGCACCAGCGCGTTCGTCTGCAGTGAGTGGACCAGCGAGCACGCTGGCTGCAATAACAACAACATCAGGGCAACCTTTCGCCAAGTGATTGACCTATGACGATGTTTGAGGAGCTGATCAGCAGCTCACCCTTCGCCGTCATCGAGCTGTTTGAGCTGGTGTTGCGGCAAGAGATCCACGGCACCAACGAGACCTACAGGTTTCACAACGGCAGCAACGGCAATATCACCGCCACAGGCGACATCATCTGGCGCGGCAACCCCTATGTGGCGTTGCCTGTGCAGACCGAGGGCTTTGAGTACAACGGCAACGGTCAGCTGCCGCGGCCGCGGCTGAAGGTGGCCAACCTGCTCGGCACGGTGTCCGCCATCTTGGTGACGGTCAACAACACCACGCCAGGCAATGATTTGACGGGTGCGCTGTTCCGGCGTATCCGCACGCTCAGCCGCTTCATCGATCCGGTCAACTTCCCGAACAGCATCAACCCATACGGGCTGCCGACACTGGATGAGATGCCACAGGAGATCTACTACGTGGATCGCAAGGTGGCCGAGACCCGCGACTACGTGGAGTTCGAGCTGGCGGCTGCGTTTGATCTCGCAGGTGTTCGCGCGCCAAAGCGGCAGGCGATCGCCAACATCTGCCAATGGCAGTACCGCAGCCCTGAGTGCGGCTACACGGGCACCAACTATTTCGACGAAAACGATCGCCCGGTAACGCTGGTGCCGGCGGCTAACTTGGCATCTGGCCTGTCGCAGGTGACAGCCGGTCAGATCGTATTTCAGGGGTACAGCAGCGGCACGCGACTGGTTTCCAGCAATCTCTGGTACGAATCTTTCATCGATGGCGCTGGCATCTTGGTGATCAAGGCCAAGAACGGCAACACTGTGTGGTCGATCGGGTCTGCGCAGTATCCGGCCGATCGTTACACGGTCACAGGAGATGGCAACTTCGAGCTGTCGCTCGGCTTCACCGGCCTGCGCTTTCAGAGCAACACCGCGCGGCTAGGTGATCCAAACTCGATCACTTTCAACCTTGCCTATTTCCCAAACAACACGCCGGATCCAAGCGCTGCATGGGAGCCGTTTCCAGAGAAGCGTGATCAGTCCGGCAACCTGATCCGCAATGGCTATGTCGGCCACCGGCTTGCGTTCTTCCACGAAATTATGGGCTCGGCTCAGTCGCAGCAAGGCGTTACAAAAACTGAGACCTATCAGTTCACCTTCAACGGTAAGGATCTGACGTTGCGGTTCACTGCAGTCTCGACGCAGCTACCTGCTGGCCACTGGAGCGGGCAAAGCTGGGGGTGGCAAGACTCAGCAACCAGCACCTATCCAACGGCGACGATCACATCGAGCACTGGTCTGTTCAAGCAAAACGAAGTATTCAGCGCCACGGTGCAGCTCGGCAGCACCAACCCCTTCCGCAATCCGCCCTATGGCGTGATGGGATCAGTGACTGGCAGCTTCAGGATCACCAGCACGTCGGGCTACAGCGCCAACTATCTGCGCCTCACAAACCAAGGCCAACTGACGCTCTACAACGCCGCCAACACGGTGCTGTGGCAGAGCAGCTACAGCAGCACAGCGGAGCCCAGCACCTCGATCGCGGCAAACAAGTCGCTGGATGTTTGCGGTAAACGGCTGAGCAGCTGCAAAGCACGCTTTGGTCAGAATGCACAGCTGCCTTTCGGCAGCTTCCCCGGCGTTGGTGGGTTCGTCTGATGAAGGACTGGCAGCGCGACGCATTGCAGCACGCCATCGCAGAAGCGCCGCGAGAGGCTTGCGGTCTGGTGGTGGTGGTCAAGGGGCGCGAACGTTATTGGCCGTGCCGCAACCTGGCAGACACACCGGCTGATTTCTTCGTGCTGTCGCCTGATGACTACGCCGCAGCTGAAGATGCAGGCGAGATCACCGCAGTGTTTCACAGCCACCCGAGCACACCAGCTGAGCCGAGCGAGGCTGATCGACTGGCCTGTGAGCACAGCGGCCTGCAGTGGTTCATCGTCAACCCCGGCACGATGGTTTGGGGTGAGTGCAGGCCAGAGGGCTACAAGGCGCCGATCATTGGCCGGCAGTGGGTGTGGGGCATCAGCGACTGCTGGACGCTTGCGCGTGACTGGTACGCCGAGACATGGGGCCTGCAGCTGCGCGATTGGCAGCGTCCGTTGAGCATGGAGCAGTTCAACGCTTCGCCCATGTTCGATGCCTGCTGGCAGGAAACTGGCTTCGTTGAGGTGAATCAATCCGACCTGCAGCCTGGTGACCTGCTGCTGATGTCACTCGATGGCTGCCGCGGCCTGAATCATTGCGCTGTCTACGTTGGCGAGCAGATGATCCTTCACCACATCAGGGGCCGGCTCAGCTCCCGCGACCTGTTTGGTGGCTACTATCAGAAGAACACGGGGCGAGCGCTCCGCCACTCCAGCAGGTGACGCGAATGCTGCGAGTCATCAAGGTCTACGGCAGCTTGGCGAAGTTCTTGGGGCAGCGCAGCTTTGAGGCGGCCGTGCGCACACCGGCTGAAGCTGTGCGCTTCTTGGTTGCCAACTTCCCTGGCGTTGAGTCGCACATGAGCGAGCGCCACTACAAAGTGAGCGTGGGGCGGCACGAGCTAACGGCAGGCGATCAGCCTGAGCAGCTGCACTATCCCGCTGGTGACCTTGAACCGATCAGGATCGTGCCAGTGCTGGCCGGCGCTGGTGCTATTGGCCGCATCATTGCAGGTGTTGCGCTGGTGGCTGCTGCAATCTTCATCCCCGGCCTTGGCCTTGGCCTGGCCGGTGCAACGGTCACGCAGATCGGCGTGCTGGGTGGCGCGTTGATCTTGGGCGGCATCGCCCAGCTGATCACGCCGGTGCCGCAGATCGGTGGGGGCAAGGACAGCGACAAGGATCCTCGCAAGTCCTACAGCTTCTCCGGCATCCAGAACGTAAGCCGCCAAGGCATTCCGGTGCCGATTGTCTACGGCGAAACGCTGATCGGCAGCATCGTGGTGTCGGCCGGTATCAACACTGAGAAGGTGCCGATCTGATGTCTGACGAACTGATCCGCGGCGCAGGCGGCGCAGGCGGCGGCAAAGGTGGCTCCGGCGGTGGCTCAGGCCCCAGCGTCGAGAAGGACAACCTGGAATCAGAGCAGACTGCACGGATTATCGACGTGCTCAGCGAGGGCGAGATCGAGGGCTTTCCTTCGGCTCGTGCTTACGCTCGCGGCAGCACGGAATACAATCGCGCGCTGCTGAAAGACATCTACTTCAACAACACGCCGCTGGTCAGGGCGGATGCAGACGCTACGGCGCCACTGACGAAGGAAGACTACAACTTCAAGAGCTTCATCGTTGAGCCGCGTTACGGCACACAAAACCAGTCTTACGTTCCGATCAGTGATTCAATTCAGCAAGAAGAAGAAGTCAACGTCAAGGTAACCAAAAACCAACCAGTCACGCGCACGATCACAGATCCGAATGTCAACGGCGTGCGTGTCACCATCTCAGTGCCGCAGCTGCAGGTCTACCAAGAAGACGGCGACATCCGCGGCCGCTCGGTGAGGTTCCGGATCTTGGTGTCTTACAACGGCGGCCCGTACATCAATCCGTTTGGCCAGCTGTTGAAGATCGAAGGCCGCACGGTTGACCTGTATCAAGAGCGCTACCGCGTGGATCTAACGCAGCCGCCACCGGTGTCGATCCGCGTCGAGCGCATCACAGACGACGCACCACAGGCCGGCAAGGAAACGATTGTCGATGAGATCTACTGGGCAAGCTACACCGAACTGATCTACGCCAAGCTGGCGTATCCAAATACTGCGCATGTCGGCATTCAGATTGATGCCAAGCAGTTCAGCAGCATCCCGCAGCGCTCCTATCGCGTGCGTGGCATCAAGGTGCGCATTCCCAGCAATGCCGCCGTCAACTCCGCAGATGGCAGCATCACCTATAGCGGTGTCTGGAACGGTAATTTCAAGGCCGCTGAATGGTGTTCAGATCCGGCGTGGATCCTGTGGGATCTGCTGACTTCTACCCGTTACGGCTTTGGGGATCACATCCTCACGAGCCAAGAGAGACAGAGCTTCAGCGGTGACGCCAGCAGGCTGGACAAGTGGACGTTCTACAGCGCCAGCCAATACTGCAACGCCCGCGTCGATTCCGGCCTGCGCGACACCAGCGGCAACCCAATCCTTGAGCCGCGCTTCTCCTGCAATGTCAACATCCAGACGCAAGAAGAGGCGTACAAGCTGATCAATGACATGTGCTCGGTGTTCCGAGCGATGCCATTCTGGAGTTCAGGCGCGCTCACGATCGCGCAGGATCGCCCGGCTGATCCGTCCTACATCTTCAACCAGTCCAGCGTCACAGAAGAAGGCTTCACCTACAGCGGCAGCAGCATCAAGACACGCCACACCGTTGCGGTGGTGTCCTACCTCGATCTCGAGCTGCGTGACATCGCCTACGAGGTGGTTGAGGACGCGACAGGCATCACCAAGTTCGGCGTGGTCAAGACTGAGGTGTCAGCCTTTGCCTGCACCAGCCGCGGCCAAGCGCGGCGCATCGGTGAATGGCTGCTCTACTCCGAGCAGAACGAGACCGAGGTGGTCAGCTTTACCGCTGATCTGCCATCTGGACAGGTGGTGCGCCCTGGTCAGATCATCCGCGTGGCTGATCCGGTGCGCGCTGGCCGCTACAGGGCCGGCCGTGTGGTCAACGCCACCAACACAACCGTCGAGCTAGATCGCACGGTCGGTGAGCTGTTCTATGACGGCCTGCCCGCCACGTTCGACTTCAACGTGATCCTGCCTGATGGCACATCGCAATCGATCAGCGGCATCAATGGCACCAGCCTCAACAACGCCACGGTCACCCTGCCGACGCCGCTGCGTCTGACGCCAGCGCCTAACTCTGTCTGGGCGATCGGCACCACCGGGCTGCGCCCCTCGCTGTGGCGTGTGCTGACCGTGCAGGAGCAGGACGGCGACACCTACGGGATTACGGGCATCTCATACAACCCGAGCAAATATGACTACATCGAGCGCGATCAGCCGCTGCAGATCCGCGATGTTTCGCAGCTGGATGTGCCACCACCTACGCCGCAGAACTTGGTCGCCACCGAGGCGCTATATGAGGCGAACGGGTCTGTGCTGAGCAAGGTCATCGTCAGCTGGCGTGCGGTGCCGTCAGCCACGCGCTATCAGCTGCGTTACCGGCTGTCGCCGAACAACTGGACGACGATCCAGACCACAGCGCCCGACTACGAGATCCTCAACAGCCAAGTCGGCACCTATGACTTCGAGCTGGAGGCATTGAGCGCCGGCCTGCTGCGATCGGCAACAGCAACAGCCAGCTTCAACGCCGTTGGCAAGACGGCACCTCCGGTCACGATCCCGGATCTGTTCATCGCGCCAATCGATGATCGGAACGCTGAGCTGTATTGGCCGCAGTCCACCGACCTTGATGTGCGCATCGGCGGCGAGGTTCAGATTCGCCACAGCCCGCTGCTGGTCAACGCAGATTGGAGCCGCTCGACGCAGATCGTGCCTGCAGTGGCCGGCAGCAGCACACGCAAGATCGTGCCGCTGCTGGAAGGCACCTACCTCATCCGCGCCAAGGATTCGCTCGGCAACGAATCCTCTGGCACCGCCAGTGTGATCGTTGACCTGCCTGCACCGCAGAACGCGTTGCTAGTGCAGACCTACCGGGAAGACAACACCACGCCGCCTTTCCAAGGCGTTGCGACGGACATGTTCTACGACACCACAGAGGTGGGCCTTGCGCTGGCTGGCGCCACCCTTGTGGATGATCTGGCGACCAACGACGACTGGGATGGCATTGGCCTGATCGACTACGCCGGCGGCTCGAAATCCTCCGGCAGCTACGAATACACCAACACGCTGGACCTTGGCGCACGATTCGACCTGAACCTGCGCCGCATCCTCAAGACCCGTGCCTTCCAGCCTGGCGACCTGATCGACTACCGCTCCGGCAACGTGGACGACTGGCAGGACATTGATGCCGCCAACATCGGCAACGTCAACGCTGAGACCTACGTGCGCGCAACGGACAACAACCCGAGCGCATCACCGACCTGGAGCGCATGGCAGCCGTTTGTTAATGGCATCACCCGCGGCCGCGGTTTCCAGTTCAAGGTGCTGGCCAGCACCGCAGATCCATCGCAGAACATCGTGCTCGAGGAGCTTGGCGTTGAGACCGAGCTGCAGCGCCGCACCGAAACGCAACGCAACCTCACCACCAGTACCGCTGCCTATGCGGTCACCTTCCCCAATGCCTTCTATGCCACGCCCAGTATCGGCATTACAGCGCAGGACATGAACCAAGGCGACTACTTCACGATCGGCAACGCGACACGGACTGGGTTCGAGGTTACCTTCAGGAATAGCGCGGGTAACATCGTATCTAGGACGTTCGACTACCAAGCGGTCGGCCACGGCCGGGAGATCTAAATGGCTCAGGCAACCGACTACACACTGGCTAACCAGAGCGGCGCAAACTTCCGCGCTGAGCTGAACACCATCCTCGCTGCAGCGGTCAGCTTCAACAGTGGCACGACCGAGCCGGCGACGATGTACGCCTACATGCCGTGGGTAGACACCGGCGTGTCGCCTGCACTGCTGAAGATCCGCAATGGCGCCAACACGGCGTGGATCACGGTCGGTGATGTCACAGCAGCCAACCTCGGCCTGCTGACCAGCGCATCGGCAGCGAGCACCTATCTGGCGCTGGCTGGTGGCACGCTGACTGGCGATCTGACGCTGGGCGCTGGCCGCAGCGTGGTGTTCGAGGGCGCGACGGATGATGCCTTTGAGACGACGCTATCGGTCACGGATCCAACCGCTGACCGGACGATCACGCTGCCTAACGAGTCGCTGACCGTGGCGGGCCGTGACGTGGCGCAGACGTTCACAGGCGGCCAACGCGCTGGCCTGCAGACGCTGACCGATGGCGCCAGTATTGCGGTGGATTTTAGCCTGGCCAACAACTACTCAGTCACGCTCGGCGGCAACCGCACCTTGGCCAACCCAACCAACCAAGTGGCAGGGCAGTCTGGCTCGATCTTCGTGGCGCAAGATGCGACCGGCAGCCGGACGCTGTCGTATTCGTCCGATTGGGAGTTTGCAGGTGGCACTGCTCCTACGCTGAGCACCGCTGCCAACGCCGTGGATCGCATCGACTACATCGTGCGCGCTAGCGGCTCCATCCACGCCATCCTCACCAAGGCTTACAGCTGATGCCTGTCTTTCATGATTCCGCTCTGATCGGCGCAGCTGGCGCTGCAGTAGGTGGGGGCGGGTATGCCATCGAGAGAAGCCTGCGGCTTAACGCACCCGACTCGGCGTACCTCAGCCGCACCCCCGCATCAGCCGGCAACCGTCGCACCTGGACCTGGGCGGGGTGGGTGAAGCGGAGTGGATTGGGGACGGAGCAATCACTTCTCTCATGTGGGACAAGCGCAAATAACAGCACTTTTGGACAGATTATCTTTGGGTCAGATAATACATTTCGGGTCAATGCCTATTCCACTACGTGGAGAGGAACGTCTGCTGTTTTTAGAGATACATCGGCATGGTATCACTTTGTTGTTGCATTTGACACGACACAGGCTACTGCTGCAAATCGCGTAAAAATCTACATTAATGGTATTGAAGTTACTGCGTTTGGACTCTATAGCGACCCAACGCAAAATACTGATTATGCTATCAACCAAGCAGTTCAACATACTATTGGTCGACATGACTTAGGAGGCGGCGGAAACTATTTTGACGGCTGCCTAGCCGACTGCTT